GGGGAGCCGCACGAGCCGGGCCCGCATCAGCCGCGCCACGCGCGACGATGCGAGCCCGACCGTGCCGAGCTCGGTCAGGGCCTCGTCAATGACCTCGTCCTCGACCAGCGGCTCCGTCGACGACACGTCGCCCACGCGCTCGCGCACGCGGGTCCGGTCGGTTCGGGCCGTGACGTCGTAGGTCCAGGTCATCGCGTCAGCCCCTTAGGTCACGCCAGGCACGAGGCGAAGTGGACGCCCGCGACGTTCGCGGTGACGCGCGCGTCGATGCCGATCATTGCCTCGATCATGTCGCTGCGGAGCCGGTCGTCGGTCCAGCGGCGGACGGCGCCGACGCCGGTCACCGCGGGGCCCCGCAGCTCGAACAGCTTGACCGCGGCGGGGCTGACCAGGCTCGGCGAGCTCGGCGCGTGCATCAGGCACATCTGGCCCGACGACAGGTCCGTCGTCGTGATGGTCGCGTTGCCCTCGACGCTGGTCACCCGCGCCACGTCGATCACCACGTAGCGGTCGACGCCGAAGATCCCGGCCATCTGCTCGCGGCGCGCGGCGCCCGTCAGGATGCCGTTGCCGCTGATGGCGGCGTTGATCTTCGTTTGGATCTGCGAGTGCGACCGCAGCGTGCGATCGACGTCCGCCGACACGACGAGCACGTTCGGCACCGCCGAGCCGCCCGTCTGCGTGCGCGCGATGTCGCGGCCGCGCTCGATCACGCCGATCGGATCCGAGCCCGACTGCGCGAACGAGAGGAACTGGAGCCCCGTCGGCGACGACGAGACGCCTTCCAACCGGTTCGTCGACGCCCACGAGGTGTTGAGCATGACGCTCGACGCGAACACCCGATCCTCGGCGTACAGCGCTTTGCTCATCAGCCCCTCGACGAGGGCCCGCTCGTACTGCGCGGGGTCGTCGGCGTTGTCGCGCTCCTGCCACACGATCTGCGCGGCCAGGGCCTCGGGCTGGATCTGGTATCGGACGGTCGCACCGCCCGGACGCCAGATCGGCGCAGCGTCGCCGTAGCCGGTGCCGCGGAAGTCGTCGCGGAGGAAATCCGCGCGGTCCCACACGTAGATGAGGTCGCTCGTGCGCGTGACCGGCACGGGCTGGGTGAGAGCCTGGCGCGCGGCGCCGGGGTTGTTTCTGACGTAGGCGATCGCGTGGTCGGTGAGCAGGCGATCGACGTGCGTGTTGGCGCTCATGTTTCTGGGTCTCCTTCAGGCCGCTCAGGCCACCGCGCCGTCACGATCGACGTGCACGCTCACGATGTCACCCTGCGCGCCCGCGGCCTCAAGGGCCACAGCGATGCGCCGGTGACCCGACGTCGCCGAGCCGCCCACGCGGCCCGTGGTCGCGTCGGCCACGAGGTCGACACCGACGTTGAAGGCTTCGTGGGCCTCGGCCTTCGCCCCGCCGCTCACGATGACGCTCACGCGCGAGCCGGACGCGCCGTTGCCGACGCCGAGGTCGTCGAGGATGCCGATGAGCGCGGCGCCCGCCGCGCTGGGCAGCACCACCTGGTTGCTCGAGTTGAGGGCGACCGCGCGGAAGCGCGAGCCGCTGAGATCGACGCCCGCCGTGAACACCACGCGGACGGGGGGGGAGATATACGTCGCCATGTTGGTGCTCCTCGCTCAGCGCCCGCCGTTGCGCCCGAAGCGCTCGGCGTAGAGGGTGGGGTGATCGACCGCGACCATCGCCGCAAGCTCGTCCGGCGTCGCCTTCGGGGCCTTCGACTTCGCGGCCATGTACGCGTCGTCGAACGTGGCGACCGTGCCCGAGCCCGGCGCCGTGAGGCCCTGGCGCGTCTGGAGCGCCTTGGCCGCCTCGGACGACGCCTTGGCGATCGACTCGACGACGGTGCGCTGCGCCTCCGGGAGCGCGACGAGCACGCTCACGAGGTCGTCGTGCGTCGCGCCCGGCACCTCGCCGATCCGCGCCTTCACCGCGTCCGCGATGTCGCGGCGCTTGATCTGCGCCTCGAGCGCGACCACGCGCGCCTTCATCGCCTCGGCCTCGGCGCGCGCCTTGGCCTGCTCCGGCGTCTCGGTCTTGTCCTCGGCCTCGGTCGGCGGCATCAGCGCCGCCATGAGCGCCGCCTTGTCCTCGGGCGAGAGAGCGGCGATCGCCGCCTGGATCTCCTCGATCTTCATGCTGTAGGTCTCCTTGTTCTTGCGTGTCTCGCGGATCTCGACGCCTCGACCCGCGCCCTCGGCGACGAGCGAGACGTCTGCGATCTCCAGGTCGACGAGCACGGCGAGACCCGGCACGTCGGTTGGGTTGAGCGCCTTGGCGGCGGTGACGTCGAGCGGCACGCGGCGGCGGCGGAAGCGCATCGACAGCTCGCGCAACTCGCCCGACTCCACGCGCGCGATGGTCGCGGCGTCGGTGACCTCGCCGCCGATCCACCAGCCCGTCGGGCCCTCGGGCGGCACGCCGAGAGCGAGGCGCTTCGCGGGGTCGAGCCACATCGACTCGGAGATGCGGCCGACCTCGACCTTGCGGTGATCGACGTCGAGCGGCGCCCCGAGCGCCTTCGCGGCCGCGCGCTCAAGCTCGGCGGGCGGGATGATGTCGCCGTCGTGGTCGACCACGAGCCGCGCGCCGTCGTCGACGACCGACGCCCAGCCGTAGATGCGCAGGCCCGCGGTCGCGGTCTTCATCGTCTCGACGCGGGCGCGGACCTCGGCGTGATCGCTGGACATGCGCGCCTTGCCGGTCTCGCGCCACTCGACGGCGCGATCGGCGATGGCGCGCGCCTGCGCGGGCGGCATGCCGAGACGCAAGCACGTCGCCTCGGTCGAGGCCCACAGGTCGGCGAGAGCGCCGCTCAGGTGCGCGGGGACAGGCACGCCGCCACTGTCGCCGACGCGCGCGGGCGCGTGGTACGGTGCGACCCGATGGGCTCACGACGACGACGCACCCCCGACCCCGACGCGGCGAGCGCCGCGAGCGAGGCACGCACGGCCGCGGCGATGACCTCGCGCGAGCTTGGCGACGCCCTCGGCCTCGACGCGGGCCACGTGCGCAGCGTCGAGAGCGGGCACCGCACAATGCCGCCGCGGGCCGCGGTGCTCCTCGCCGACGTGCTCGGGCTGTCGATCGTCGAGGCCGCGGGGCTCGCGTCGCCCGAGGTGCGCATCGACGCGGCCGACGCGGACCCGCTCGCGCGCGAGGTCGCGGTGTTGCTCGGCGCTGCGTGGGAGACGCTGCGGCGGCCCGACGCCGCGGGACGCCGCGCGCTCGCGGTCATGCGGTGGGTGCTGTCGGGGAGCGCCGGCGCTCGAGAGCCCGGCGTCTACGTGGCGGCGGTGGCGCTCACGTCGGGGGGCCGGAGCGTGCGCGCCGGCGAGGTGATCGACCTGTCGAGCGCGACGGCCTCGGGCATCGCCGCCGAGCTCGCGGCGGGGCGCGTGGCGTTCGTACCGTCGGCCGTCATCGCCACGGCTGGCGCTCCCGCCAACACGTCGACGGCCGCGCCTCGGTGACCGGCACGGTCTCCAGGCGGCACGCGCTGCCGTCGAACGACAGCCCCGGATAGAACACCTCGTCCGTCGGCTCGCAGGCGCCGCAGCGCACCGCACACCAGGCCTCGATGTCGCCCGGGTCGGTGTCGCACGTGCGCGCGCACACCGTCTCGGTCGTGCACCCGGTCACCGGGTCGGCGACCGAACCGCACGCGGCGGTGGTGAGCAGGACCAGGAGGATCGTCGTCCGCATCATGTCCCCGTCGGCGCGCCGTCGGCGGCGTCAACGTAGAACGAGCGTCCGACGTCGCCCATGATCCGCTCGGCGCGGGCGACGTCGAGGCTGAAGAACTCGACGAGCGCGGTGACGCCCGACGCGCGCGGGAGCTCGCGGCGCGCCACCCGCGACACGATCTCCAGTGCGCTCTCGACCTGCGCACCGTTCAAGGCGGTGTTCGCGGCGGGAACAGCGGGAGCGTCGGTGGTGTCGGCCGCGCCCTGCGTCGGCTCGTTCGCCGGAGCCGGGGTCGCAAGCGCGTCAGCGATGACCCGGGTCGCGGGCTCGGACACCGGGGCGCCCGGGATCTGGCTTAGGACGTGGCGCGCCAGCTCCTCGGTCGGCACGACGAGGCCCGCGGTCGAGGCCTGCGAGAGCAGCGCGACGAGCTCGGGCAGGTCGGGCGGGTCGATCGCCGAGTGCGTGAGGCGCGGCGCATAGCGGTCGTCACCGCCCTCCCATCGCACGAGGCGCGCGATCCACTGGTACGACAGCGCCGAGAGCACCCGGCGGACCAAGCTCCCGATCGCGAGCTGCGTCAGGTTGATCTTGGGGTCCGCCAGCGCTCTCGAGCCGACCGACTCGGTGCCGAGCAACATGAACTCCGACAGGAGCGAGATCATCAGCCGCGACTCGTGACGGCGGATCGGGGTGTCGGCGACGACGCGCTGCGTGCCGCCCGAGGTCATCAGCCGGATCCCATAGCCGGTCTTGCCGTCGCGCGTCTCGGCCGAGGGGATGAGCACGTAAGCCGAGCGCCCCGCGCGCAGCCGGGCGCCGATCTGCTCGTATTCGGCGCGCACCCGCGCGGCCGTCGGGTCGGCGGTGGCGGACATGATGTCGGGCGGAAGCTCGATTACCGGCACGCCCGTCAGGTCGCGGCCCACGCCGATCGCTTCATCGGTCGACAGATCACGCGCCTGCTGCCAGTGCCGCCAGCCCGAGCGGAACAGCGATCGGCCCTCGGGGCTGCGGTTGTGCGTCGGGATGGGCGCGTGGACGATGCGGTCGATCTCGAGCCACGCGGTGCGCCCGTCGCGGACGCGCTGCTGGACGGCGATCGGTCGGTCGCGGTCGTCGAGCCGCCACTGGTACACGGTGTCCCCGCCGCGCGGCTCGAGATCGATGGTGCGCCACCGGCCGCCCTCGAGGCGCACGATCGGCTCGTGCATCCCGAGGCCGTACACGACGGCGCTTTCCAGCATCTCCTGGACGACCTCGGAGAGCGGCGTCTCGAGCCGGTCGATGCGCGTGCGCCAGTCGTCGCGGAGCCGGAGCGCGGTCGCGTCGTCGGCGAGGTCGGGCGGCGGCTCGACGTCGAGCGTGACCGAGCCCGCGATAAGGCGCACCAGCGACACGAACGCGCCGGGGAGCCCGTCGTCGCGCATCTCGCGGTAGACCTCGGCCGCGCGCTGCGAGCCGATGAGGCCGCGGGCGTACTCGTCGATGATGGTCCCGCCCGAGCGCGGCACGCCCGTCAGGCCCATGGGCTGGTGTAGGTCGGAGGTCACGTCGCGCACGCCGCCACCCTAGCCCGACGGAGGCCCCCGCGTCACCGACGCACGGGGCGCATGGTGCACCGGCAGTTAGCCGTGTCCTCGACGGGCCCCGATGGATCGCCGGGGAGGCGAAGGCGGTTGCCCAGCGGGGTCCGCCACGTCTCGCCGCGCCGGATGCGCACGCCGTCCAGGCGCTCGTGGTGGCGGTCGCCCGAGCGTCCGTCGCTGTACGCGATCCACTCGAGCTCCTCCACGCCCGTGGCCTCGTACGCAGCCAGCCGCCCCTGGTTTTCCGCGCGGCCCATCTCGGTCCGGGCGATCGTCTCGGCGCGACTCCACGACAGGATCGCCCGCTCGTCGTCGTCCTCCGGCGTGCGCGGCGCCGCGCGGATCTCGGTGGCGAGCCGCCGCGTGACGTCGCCGACCGTCTGCCCGCGGGCCGCGGCGTCGGTGATGATCGACCCGACGGCATCGGCCAGGCGCGCGCGCATCGTGCCCTCGATCTCGGTGGCCAGGTCGACCCAACGCGTGGCGCCGGCGACGAGCCGCCCGGCCTCGGCCAGCGCAGGCGCGCGGTCGCCGCGGATGAGCCCGCCGATCTCCTCGCCCGCGGCGTCGGTGGCCCGAACGAGGCCGAACAGCCGCAGCAGGCGCGCGAGGTCGGACACGTCGCCGCGCGCCTTCGTCGCCTCGTAGCCCCGGGCGGTGATCATCGGGCGCTGGCGGGCCAGCCACGCACGCGACCACGCCACGAGCGCGGCCCGGAGCGGGGCGGCGCGGGCGGCGAGTTCGCGGTCACGGCGGGCGACGGAGCGCGGCGGGGCCATGGCGCCAGCCTACCGCGCCCAGGGCGACGCGTCGCGCCCCGTGTCGCTCGACGCGGGCACCATCGCCCCGACGGCGGTGGATGCGATCACGAGGTCGGTCGCTGCCCACACGAGCGCGTCGAGCCGGTCGGGGCTCTTCGCATCGCCCGGCGCCCACGAGCAAAGCTGGTCTTCGAGCGTCTCGAACGCGCGGGGCGTCGCGGCGACGTGGTGCGCGCGGGCCTGCTCGTACAGCGCGGACACCGGCTCGGCTCGAACGGCCTTGCCCCGCGTCGCGTGCACGAGCCGCACGGGCGCGGCGCGGTCCACGGCGGCGATCGTCGCCGCCACCATGTCGCCGCCCTGGTTCGCCTCGGCGACGATCCGGTCCGCGCGGTGCTCGCGGTACAGTTCGACGGCGCGACGCGCCCACGCTTCGGGCTTCATCCGCCCGCTCGCGTCGCGGAGCACCCACAGGTGACCGGCGCGATCGACGCCCGCCACGACGAGACCGGTCTCGTCGCTCCCCTCGGTCGCGGTCACCGCGGGGTCGACGGCCACGACGACGCGCACGAGCGGCGGGGTCTCGGCGGCGCGGGCCGCGTCGAGCAGCGCGCGCGTCCACAGGGCACCCTGGCGCTCGGCGCTCAGGATGCCGTCGAGCTCCTGTCGACCGAGCGCCGTCCCGGCATACCGGGCCTCGACACGGCGCCGGAACTCGGGGTCGAGGTTCGCCGCGTTCTCGCTGTACGCGCCGACGGTGACTCGCGTCGTCGGCTCGGCGGCCATCTCGATCAGCCACTTCAGCGGGCGCGGCGTCGTCGTCAGGATCGCCCGCGGCCCGAGCGCGTGCGTGACGCGGAGACCGAGCGACACCTGGTCCCACGTGTCGCGGTCCCACGTCGCGACCTCGTCGCCCCACACGAGGTCGTGTTGCGGGCCGCGAAGCTGATCCGGCTCGTCGGCCGAGTAGGTCTGCGTGATCGCGCCGTTCGGCCACGTGAGGCGGCGCTTCGATGGCTCCCACCTGGGTCGGAAGTCGCCCGGCAGCTTCAACAACCCCGACACGCCTTCGAGCATCGTGTCCCGGACGTCCGCCGCGGTGCGCCCGACGATGCCGGTGCGCCGGTAGCCCAGGTCCCGGATCGCCTCGCGCAGCGCCTCGGCGCCGGTGCGTGTCTTGCCCCACCCGCGGCCCGCGCAGATGAGCCACGTCGACCATGCACCCGATGGCCACGCCTGCTCCGGGCGCCGCAGCACACCCCACCACGCCTCGGCGGGCAGATCGTCGAGCATCGCCATCGCGCGGTCGCGGCGCGGCCCGGGGCGCATCCGCGCGATCTGCTCGGCGAGGGACAGGCTCACGGCTCGTCGTCGGGCGCGGTCACGGCGTCGGCGATCCGCTGGACCATCTCGCGGAGCGAGGTCGTGTCGACGCTCAGCGCGGCCTCGACCCGCTGGCTCGCCTGCCAGTCGGCGCGGTGGCGGCGCTCGAGTAGCGCGAGCTGGACGCGGCCGTCGGTCGACTCCAGGCACCGACGGAGCATGATCTCCTCGGAATCGGCCTCGGCCGAGTGCACCGCCGCCGCAAAGGCCGCGAACCGTTCGTTCCCTGGGCGCGTTGCCTCGCGCCCCTCTCCGCGTCGAATCCACTCAGCGATCGTGCCTCGGTCGACGCCCGCCTTGGCCCCCGCGCCGCCGCGCGACATCCCCCCGCGCAGGAACCGGCAGATCGTCGTAGCGACGGCATCGGTCAGCAGCGACGGCCGACCCCCGGTCTGCTCACCCCGAGGGTCGGGCGGGAGCCGGACCATCTCCGACTCGAGCACGCCCTCGGGACGACGACGCCCCGCGCGCGCGTGCACGGCCTTCACCTGGCGGCGCTTGGGCTTCTTCGCGGCCATGCCTCAGTGTACCACGCGCGTCACGCCTCACGCGGCGGGTCGCGTGCGATCACGCCCAGCGCCTGCCCCACGGCGATCAGCACCTCTCGCGCCTCGCCCGAGCGCCGGCCGTTGCGGTCCCACCGCCGCACGAGGTCGGCGGCCGCGTGCGCCTCGGCGACGCGCGCCATGCGGGCGTTGTGCTCCTGGCGGATCGCCCGCAGCTCGTCGGGCGCAAGCTCGTTGTGCTCAGCCATGGTCGCTCACAGGAATCTCGGCTGTGCTCATGAGGTGAGCCTCGGCCGCGTTCAGGACAGCCGTCGATAAGCCCGGGATCGTGCGCCCAGGCTCCGATGTCGCCGAAAAGCCATGCGCCCCGAGGCTCACCCCTTCGCGCGAGGGCATGACCACCAACACGACCACATGCATGTCCTCACCGTGTCGCGCATGCGCCTTGCCCATCGCTTGCGCCGCGGCCTGAGCGACCTTGATCGAGCACGCCTCAAAATCCTGCGCGTTCACGATCCACCCCGCTTCTTCGGCGACTTCTTCGGCGCCCGCTCGATCGCGCCCTCGATGATCCTCGACGCATCGCCCACCAGCGCGCCTTCGGGGTACTCGACGCGCCGCATCTCCACGCCGCCGCCTTCGACGCGCACCCCCTGGTAGTCCACTCCGGCCAGCCGAGACCGATGCTCGGTGCGCTCCTCGCGCAGCACCCCGATTGTCACCTGCCGGTCCGCCGCCGTCGTTGCGCGCGCACCGACCCGCTCGCCGGTGTCGACGCGCCTGGCAATCATGTGCTCGCCCTCCATCTCCCAGCGGACCTCCACCTCGCGGTGCTCGTACCCCGAGGCCGCGGCGCGGGCCGCGACGCTGGCGTCCAGCGCGAGGCGCCGGATCTCGACCTGGCGCCTGGTCGCGTCCTCCTTCGCCTTCTCCTTCTCGTGCGCGTCGGCGAGCTCCAGGTCGGCCCGGCGCGCCGTGAGGCCGGCCGCCTGCATCGCGCGGGCGGCCCGTTCGTCGCTCGTGAGCTGCACCAGGCAGTGCATGGTCTCGCGGTCGGTCATCGCGTACCCCCTTCGACGTCGATCGGCGCGCCCTCGGCGAGCCCCGCCAGCCACGCGCGGTCCGACCGCAGCGTGTCGTTGATCGCCTGGAGCCTCGCGACCTCGGCCTCCAACGCCGCGATGCGCTGGTCACGCACCTCGATCGCCAGCCTCGCGTCGTCCACATCCACCCATTGGCCCAGCGCGTCCTCCTGCATCGACGCCGCATAGTCCCCGGCCCCGGTGTATTCCGTGGCCGGCTCCCACCGCTTCGGCTCCCACTTCGCCGCGGTCACGACCCACCCCGCGCCACGTCGGCGACCATCGACCGAAACACGTCGAGCCGCACGCGCGCGATCGTGGCCTCGTCGCGCGCCCTGGCCCACGCGGTGGACGCCTCCCGCGCCGCCGCCTGCCTGGCCTCGTCGCCGGGGTGCCGGATCGCCTCGCAGGTGATGCGCCGATGCACCGCGCCCAGCGCCGTCTCGCGCGAGGCTGCCACGTCCAGCGCCATCAGCATGGCGCCGATGTTCGCCTCGCGCTCCACCTGTCCGACCATCTCGCGCACCACGCGCGCCTGGTCCTGTCGTCGTTCGTCCGTCGTCATGTCGTTCCTCCGTTCGTCCGCGGCGCCAGCGCTCGCACGCCAGCCCGCACAGCCCGCTTGCCCGCCTCGTCGGCTTCACCGCGCCGCCCCGCCCGTCGCCTGTGCGCGCATGTTCGTCGCCCAGCGATACAGAGCGAAGCGCCCCGCAGCTCGGCACAGGTCGATGCGGAGCTCCGCCTCCGACTTCTGCCTGTCGTAGTGCGCGGTCTGCATCGACCCGGCGCGAATCGCGGCGTGGGCCTGCTCAAGCGCTTCGATTGCGTTCTCGTCCTCGTCGCTCAGGATCTTGGCCGCCAGCGCTTCGACGCGCTGCCGCAAGGTCTGGCTGTTGTCGTTCTCCATGTCGTCGTTCCTCCGATCGTGGCTCACCACGTCGTCTGTCCTCTCGCAATCGCCTGGCACCGCGCCTCCGCGCGCGCCTCGATCGCCTGTCGCATACGCTGCCCCTCGGCGCGGGCGTCGTCCAGACCCCGCCGAGCCGCCCGCCGCTCGTCCGCATCCTCCGCCGCCGCGAGCCGCGCCTGTGCCGCCCGCTCGGCCTCGGCGACCCGCTCCAGCGCCTGGCGCACCTGCCCCGCCAGCCGCACCAACGCCGCCACCTGCGCGCCGCGCTCGGCACCCAGCGTCCGCGCCAGCGCCGCGCCCGGGTCCGGCGACGCGGCCCGCTCGATCACCGCCGCCAGCGGGGCGCCGTCGAGCAGCCCCAGGCCGCGCGCCCAGCCCACCGCGCGCCAAGCGTCGCGGGCCGCCGCGCCCTCGGTCCGCCGCCACCCGCGAACGCGCTCGAGCGCCGCGTCGTCGCGGGCGACCCGCTCGCGGGCGGCTCGAGACCCGCGCAGCAGGCCGAGCAGGTCGGCGATCTCGACCCGCGCCGGGACGCCGACGCCCGACCGGCACTGCGCCAACACCGCCAGCAGGTCGTCCGGCTCGTACGTCCCCGCCGCGTCGACCACCGCCCGCGCCCACGTGCGCAGGTGCTCGTCGTCGGTCGCGTAGAGCAGCGTGGGGCACCGCCCCCCGAGCGCCGTGGCGCAGTCGCGCACCCACCGCACCGCCGCGACCTCGGCCTCGAGCTCGGCGGCCGTCCGCGCCGGCGCCACCTCGCGCGCCTCGCGGAGCACCGCGAGCGCGTCGGGGGTCACGTCACCGAGTCGCTTCATCGTTGGCCTCCAGCATCATCCGGATCCGACCGCCGATGTACTCGACGATCTGCGGCACCACCCCGTTCCCGATCGCCTTCAGCCTCTGCGACCTCACCTCGCCGTTCCGTCGCCTCTCGGCCGCCTCGGCGCGCGAGATCGATCGGGCGACGTCTCGCTCCCACGGCTCCACCGGGCGAGCGTCCAGCCCAGCGGGATGCCCATCAGGATCTCGACCCACTCGGGGTTGAGCAGCCCGCGGCCAGACATCCCGGACGCATCGGGCGGCGTGCTCGGCGTAGGCGGCGGGGTCGAAGATGCGGAAGCCACCGCCGTCGCCAGCTTCGGGCCGCCCGCGTTCCTGGCCTTCCTCGCCGCGTGACTGCCCTCGCCGCCCTTCGCGTCCGACGCGCACGGCGTCGGCCACATCCGCACCGCGTCCGTGAGCGACGTGCCCGCGTGCATCCGCTCGCTCCGCGCCGTGTGGCGCCCCGACGCCCTCGCGTCGGCCGCTGTGGCCGTCGGCCAGGCCGACGGCCACAGGCCCGTCCTCGCCATCGTCTCGAGGCTCATCCGGCCGCGGCTCGCGACGTTGCTCCCGCTCCCGTTCCCGCTCGACCCGTAGGTCGAGGCCGAGGGGGTCGGGTACTCGCACACGTGCGGCGTCCCACGCGACGATCCACAGCCTCTCGCGGAGGTGCGGGGCGCCGACGGAGGCAGCGGAGAGAACATCCCACTCCGCATCGTACCCGAGCGCGGCAAGGTCGCCGAGGACCCGATCGGCGCCGGCGCTGAGCAGTCGGGCGACGTTCTCGATGAGCACCGCGCGCGGGCGGACTTCGCCGATGATCCGCGCGTACTCGCTCCAGAGCCCCGACCGAGCTCCGGCAAGACCTCGGCGCTTCCCGGCAACACTGAGGTCTTGGCACGGGAAGCCCCCGCAGATGACGTCGACGGACTCGGGCGCTCGGACGGACCGGACGTCCCCGAGGTTCGGGATCCCCGGGAATCGAGCAGAAAGAACAGCTGACGCATACGGGTCCACCTCTGCAAGCCACCGCGTGCGCAGTCCGGCCCACGACAGGCCGAGGTCGATCAGGCCGACGCCGGAGAACAGCGACCCGACCGTGATCACGACCCACCTCCCGCCGCCCGGGCCCGCGCCTCGGCCCGGCGCTCCGCCGACAGCGCCCCCAGCGCGGCATACCCGCCGTCACCCAGCCCCCGGGCCTGCGCCTCTTCGAGCCGCCGCCCGAGGTCGGCCATCACCTCGCCCGGCCGAGGCCGGTGCGACCCGCCCGACGCCACGGGAGCAGGCCGGGTAGCGGCGTTGCGCATCCAGAGCCCGAGGAACGCCCCCACGCCGCCCTCGGTCGGCGGGTCGCCCTTCTCGCGCCGCCGCGTCCCGACGCGCCCGCCTCGAGCGAGCCAGTCGGCTCGCTTGCCCTCGGCCCACTCGACCGCGGCCGTGAGCTCAGCGCGCACGTCCAGCTCGGGGTGCCGCGCCTCGAGCTCGGCCACCTTCGCCGCGGTGACCGCGACTGGCTTCCCCTTGGTCGGGCACCACGCGACAGCCGCGCCCTCGTCCCCCTCTCGGCTCTCCCCCTGAGGAGAGAGATCAAGAGAGAGATTAGAATAGAGGGGAGACGGACAGTCTTGCGACTGTCCTAGGACCGTCCGCGGACTGTCCGCAGACGGTCCATCGACAACCTCCACGGGCACGATCTGCGGGACCCGGACCTGAGCTCTCCGCGCCTCGCGCTCCGCCCGCTTGCGCCTCGCCTGGCCCGCGAGCTGGTAGCGCTCGTCCCACTCCGCCAGCCGAGCCCCGCGCACGTCGTCGAGCACGACCTGAGCCGCCACCAGCCCGCGCCACAGGGCGCCCGCCTCGCCCGCCCAGCCCAGCGACGCCTCGAGCCGAGCTCCGCTTGGGAGCCCGCCGTCCTGCGCGTGCCGGGTCGCCCACACCCACAGGCGCGCGCACCAGCCCAGAGCCTCGACGGTAGAGCAGCCCAGGGACTCGGCCAACAGGACGGTCTCGAGCCCGTCGGCGTCGGTGTCGTACAGTTTGCACCAGCTCACGGCGCCCGGACCTCGACCTCGGCCTCCGCCCGCGGACGGCGCTTGCGCGCCGGCGCCGAACGACGGCCACCCTCGACCGAGGCGCCGAGCTCGCGCACGACCCAGGCGATCAGCGACAGGCCCTCGTCCCGCGCCGCCGCGACCCAGGCCGCGTGCTCGGCGACGGTCGGCCGGAGCGTCACGGGCTGCACCTCAGCCCCTTCAAGACGTCTACGACGTTGCATGGTCAACCTCTACGCAACCGCTCGGGTTGCTGTCAACGGCCCCGGCGCGCCTTCGACACGCGAAGCACCGGCCTCCACTCCGCGGCCCCGGCCTGCGCCTGTCGAGCCGCCCACGCCGCGAGGCACACCGCCTCGGCCGCGTCGTCGTCGTCGCCGAGCCCCGGCACCGCGAGCCGCGCCATCGCCAGCGCCGCAGCCTTCGCGCGCTCCCTCGGCCGCGTCGGCAGCCCCAGCGGTGCCCGCCAGTCGGACGGCCTCGGCCGCAGCACCGGCAGCGTCCGGCGCGCCACGATCGCCTCAGGCGCCCACCCGGGCCACGCGGCGGCGACGTCGGCCAGCAGCGCGCGCCAGGCGGCGTCGGCGGCCGTCGGCGGC